ATGTTTGAGCTAACCAAAAAGCAATCAACTACGCTCGAGTCTCTAAGAGCCTTGTCCGCTTTTACGGTCATGATTGCACATTGTTATATAATCTTTCTCGGTGGTAGATACCCTGAGTACTACCCTTTGGCAGCACTCTTTGCTCAAAGCTCAGTAATGGTTTTTTTCGTCCTTAGTGGTTTTCTGATTGGCCTATCTGTAAACAACAACCTTACTCGCAATAGTGGCAATTTTGACATTGGTAATTATGTTAGCTCGCGGTTTTACAGAATATATCCACCATTAATTTTCTCTCTTGCTTTAACTGCTATTTTGTCCATGTTATCAATTTATGTTTTCAACATGCCAGATGGGAAGCCGCTGTCTGTTTGGGCAAGAATGCCAGGATACTCACTGAATTTCATACCATCTCAATATTTTTCCACACTGACATTTTCAAACTACCTTCTCAATCAAGGTGTGTCGTCTAACGGATCTCTTTGGAGTCTTCCAATCGAAGTGTGGTGCTATGCCGTTGCGGGACTTCTATTTGTGCGAAATTATTGGGTTAAAATTTTGGCTGTATGCTTTTTTTTGATATTACAATACATGCATATTAAATTCAGATTGTTTTCAGTGGTATGGGGGATTTCTTTCCTTATGGCCTTTGCAATGCCAACAATCACCCGCTTCAGACACACTGTTGCAGTGTGCCTAGTCGCTTCGGCCGCCTTTGCCTTTATAGCAAAAACATTTTTTATTGAATTCATCACTACAAAAGTCGGATTGTACTTTAATTTTTATTTTGGCTTTTCATTTTTATTCTTACTTTTAGCTGCTTTAAAGGCTAACATTGGTGTTAATATACTTGGATCTCATGCCAGATATTCATACTCACTTTATCTTATCCACTTCCCTGTTCTTATATTCACATTGGCAATGATGATGAGATTCGGAGTCAGTAACGGGCACACGGACATTTTAGCGTTTGCTATAACCCCTGTTGTCTGCATATTGATAACATGCAAATCTGCATTGATATTTGAAAACAGGAAGAGAATACAAAACATTTTCTCTAACTAGTACTCATAGCGCACCGAATGGTGCGCCATTGGTAAAATTATCCTACGGAAATGTCCCCTGGTTCCGTGAAAATCCATTTCTTTCCGTTTTTAGTGGCTATGTAGCCTGGACCAACAAAATCCCCGTCTTCGAGTTTATATTTTTGAAAATCATCAAACAATCCCCCTTGCCCATCCCATTCAATGATATTGGTCACGATGTTATCGCTATTAATTAACGCGTATGTATTTGTCATTATGAAAACTCCCATACGATCACAACGCCACCACCGCCCTTTCCGCCATTAAATGTAGCGGCGGCAGTACCGGCAGCTCGAGCCCCACCACCACCTGCGCCATAAGATCCTGCGTCACCACCACCGACATTTGAAACACCAGAACCGCCGCCGCCATTACCAAATGAAGAGCCACCACCCGAACCAGAATTAGCGACTGTACCGGACAGCCTGACACCAAAGTTATACTGAGTGGTGGCAGTACTTGAATTCATATTTCCACCAATTGGCACGGTACCACCAGGCTGTGTTGATGAGACAGCGACAACAATGCCAGGAATGCTATCTTGAGCCATGAAGTTACCGCCATATCCCCCGCCAGCGCTAACCATAGAGCCAAAGCTGCTTAACCCACCACCGCCCCCGAAATTGTTTCCCGCCCCGCCTAAACCACCAGCCCCAACTGTCACGGTGACGCTACCTGGCGGAACATCAAGCTGAGCCCTGGCATAACACCCGGCAGTTCCGCCAGCAGCAGCAGATGATACCGACGTTCCTGAAGCACTTAGCGATACACCGCCACCACCGCCTCCGCCCCCCTGGACTTCCACAATGATTTTCTTTGTGCCTGCTGTTGGGGTGTATGAAGTCGACGCTGTGAAGGTGCGGACATTTAACAGTCTGCCCTTGGCAAGAGTAAGAATAGTATTCTTCAGCTTTTCGGTTAAACCAGCAAGATCGCCATCATCAAGCACATCTGTGTTTAAGGTTTCAGTGGTCAGTTCAGTTAACGCCGCCATCACAGATGATGACTGACGAAGTGCTTTGTTCATCTGGGAGCTGGATGCCTTTCCTGCCGTAAATCCAGAAGCTACAGCCGGTAAATTTTCCCAGTCACCTTGCGGCATAACGTTTGCACCGTTACCAGTTGCAAAAGGTTTAAAGTCATTTGTCATCAGAGTAATACTCCCCATGCGCCTACATCGAACCCGCCGATGTAATCGTTATCCATATCAAACCCAAAGAATTTGGTCCCTTCGGACGGTGTTTCCACCGAAGGCGTTTCAACATCACCGGCCCATACGCCAGCGGCTTTAACCGTGAGATAGCCCTGCTTGATCGCGGCGATCAGTTCGAGAGATACATCAGCAATGTCAGTTTCCGGGAATAACCAGACTGAAATGGTCATATCCTGGTTGTCGACGATTTGCATTCTCAGGCCAGAGCCTGCCGTCGCAGCGTCCAGAATAGGTGGCAGGGAATCATTCCGGCCGTCCCAGTTGTTGATGGCGATTTTTGCTTTTAAAACGATGCGGTACGTGTCATCGCTCAGAGTGGTGTAGCCTGAATCAGGATCATATGGCCCCTGCCATATGCCCTGGTCATATCCGAGTCCATCGGTGTCCCAGCTGAAGTACACACCGGTGATAGGCTGGCTAACATAACGACTACGCCCTATCCATAGCCCGAGCGTGTCGAGCTGTACCCCGACGGCTGTATCGATATCAAAAGCGCCAACCAGCCCTTTCGTTGTCCCCATAATGTCGATCAGCGGCCTGGTGCTCAGGTCGATGTGGTCGAAATATTTGGGCTTCGTGGCGTGATAGTTGGTGATGCGGTCCGTGTACTTACTCATGACGTCACCGTGAGCGCGATGTTTTCCGGTTTACAGGACGCCGATTCGTCATAGGCAATGTTCACGTTCGCCGCCGCCAGACTTCCCGATGATTTTCCAATCAACAACTCAGTAATGTCGTAGTAGCGCGCATCACCACCGCTCACCACACCGAGGTTTGCCGGGGAATAAATCCGGCTCAGAAGCACTGAATCACCTATCGTCAGGCTGTTGATGTAGTCTGCGACGGCCTGCTGTATCTGCACACCGATCTGCGAGGTATACCCGGTGAATGCCTTCAGCGTGATGTGCCCGAAAATCGGTACATCAGTTGACCGCGAGAAGCTGATCACATGAGGGTTGCCGTACTTGTCCGGGACCGTGACAGATGTCGTTCCGTAGGTTGCGGTGCCCTGCCCCTTGTTGCCTCGAATGGTCTGGGCAATTTCGGTCACGTCCCCGCCGTCAACAATCGCGGAAATTGAATGTGCTGGTAGTCCGTTACTGTCCTGCGCTCCGGTGTCATTCTCATACAGCTTGTGACGTGTCACGCCTGTAACATTTGCAATCGCCCCATCCACACCTTCGAACGGCGTAATGGATGGCAATGCGACGCTCTGCCCCTGTCGAATACGCAACTCGGCGTCAGTTTCCACCGGTGCGCCAACGGTGGCCGCTGTCGGGTTCGTTACAGATGTCCAGCCACGCGTCGGCGTATTGATGGTGATGACCGTCCCAGCCAGCGCAGCGACTGCCCCGCTGTTCGCACACGTGGCGGTGACAGTGACTGAGCCGCCATCGATTACCGTCGCGGGCGGCAGGTTCCAGATAACATTATTGGCATCCTTCACCGAGCCGTTCGTGATGCTCGTCCCGGCGGTGCCGGTCAGCAGCAGATCAACGGTAGAGTTCGTTGCCCCTTTGCGCGCGATTCCGTTTATTTTTACGTTGCTGGTCAACGCACTGCGCATCGCTGTAGCGGGTGAAAAGCTGTTATAGACAGTAATGGCTGTGTTGTTTCCATCGTGGATAGCCAGCGCCTGTAGTGCCACCGCTTGTCCGTCCTTACTGTCCGGATCCAGATAGGCATCACTGCCGTAAATCTGCATGTAATAGCTCGTCAGGGTATCGAGTATCGTCTGGTAATCAGGCGCACTGATCCCCTCAGCGGTTACCGTTGCCGATAAGCCGAGTGTGTCCAAATTGAGGGCCATTTATGCCTCGCTGGTTACTGTCGTTGTTCCGTAGATGGTGTCGACTGAGGCAGTGAACTCAACGCGGCGCGTCGTGGTGTTCACTGTCGTATTAAAAGAAAGAATGGTCTTCACGCCACGTGTTTCGAGGATACGCTGACGGATCGCCAGGTTGTAGGTTTCAGGCTTTTGCTTGCCCAGCACGGACTGAATCCACGGTGTGCCTTCGGTGGTGTCGAGGAACCATTCCCCGTACCACAACTCGAATCGCGTTTTTATCGCCTGCGCCACGGCCTCTGGTGAGTTAATCAGCCAGGTATCGTCGCCGCTGCCAAACGTGTAATCACCGTCGGCATCTTCACGCCTGTATCGCATCAGTTCACCCCATCTGTATTGCTACTACCGCGATCTACACCGCCGTGCGTATGCGTATCATCGATTGATTTTCCATTCGCTTTCACGGTACCGATAAACTCAACGGCACCGGTGATTTTTGAGGCTACGCCGGAGACAACGGAACCGACCATGCCGCCCATCCATGACAATAGGCCATGAATGGTTACTTTCTCTGAGAAGTCTGCCAGGGGAGCGATGACATCAAGTCCGCCCGGCGCTACGATTTTTATTTTCTGCGTAGAAGGGTTGAGTTCGAAATACGTGCTTCCGTCGTCGCTGCGCAGCTGCGTGGCCCCAGTGCTGATGCCACTGATTTTCTGTGCCTGGGACTGCGGTCCGACAATGCAGAACGCATCCGATAAATCGTGCGTCCGATCGTCTACCGGCTCCTGCACACCGCCGTTCTGCCACCAGAAATCGATGCAGCGATCAGCAAAAATCACCAGGCATTCGTCACCGGATTTAACCGGGAACGTGAGAGTGCAACCGCCGCCGCGCGGAAATACCACCGGCACATCCACCAGCAGTGGGTAATTTTTCGTTATGCGCTTCCCGTCATTATCAGTTTCGACCGACCGGATAGCGGGCTGGACAACCACCGTTACTGCGCCCGGGTCGAATGATTGGATGATGCCTGGCATCGCGACGCGAATATGGTTCTTTGTGGTTTCCCGCTCAGATTTGAATGTTTCAGCAAGGTCCCCGCTGCGGGTCTGATCTGATACGGCCATTTGGTAGGCTCCAGAAAGCAAAAAACCCGCCGTGGCGGGTTGAACAAAATAGATTTGGCTTAGCTTCGCGCGAGGTCAAATTCATGCTTCAGCTGTAAATCACAGATCAGGCATGCTTTTATCAAAACAATAGCGGCACTGATTAAAGCATTGTCTCGCTTAGGGTTAGGCTTGAGATACTTGCCACCATGAAAAAGGTTATTTCTTATGTAGGGAACTTGGCGCAAAGCGGCATCAAACGTAATAGTGTCTATTTCAGGCACAGGCTCCCATGAGAGATCATCCCTTTGCCTTTTAACAGGCTGGTGACACAAATATTCAACCGCCTTGTCTACCACTTCAATTTTCATTGGATAACTAATTGCCGGTGAGTAATTATTCCAATCAACTCCAATAATGTAACCTTTATTGAGTTTTGTGAATTTTCGCATTTTTAACGCATGCTCAAACCTGGAAAAGTAATTGAAAAATGATGCTACAAGTACAGGGTCAATACCCCCGAGCAACTTTTCAAAATCGGGCTCAGCGAAATCATCAATAGGATTAGCTTCTACATTCATTGTCCGGAGACCTTCTGACACGGAAAGGATCCGATGATTTTCGGCGCGTCCATGCTGTTTTGCAGCAACTGGACGTTCAGAAACGCTTTGCCATTACGCTTCACGAACTCAAATCCGTAGTTATTGCCATCTCGCGCAGGCATGAGTCCCATGTCCATTTTCATGTTTGCGTAGTCACCATCCTTTCCCAGAAATTTAACTTTCTGTGATGTGACAGTTTCTCCGTTAATTTTGGTCATCCCTTCGCCAGTCATTGTGTAGTTACCACACTGAATGGCAGCCATAACTGGAGTAGCTGCCATGAAAATTAACGCCAAACAGAAACGTTTCATTAGAGCCCTTTTTCCCTCGCGGAGGAGGATGTCAAATCAGCTGCGCCACGCGCTTCGCACATCATATCCATGTACCACGCCTGGCCCCTTGTATCGCCAGTGTACATAATCCCGCGCACAATATAAACGCCGTCCGTGGCGATGCTGGCAGGCTGCGCCGTGGTACCGCTAAGGGTGATATTGCCGTCGATGTTCTGGTCAGTAATCTGACCACCGGACATCGAAATATCGTTGTTCGACAGCGCGGTGCGGTAGACGGACGCTTGGTCTAACTGAATCAGCCCGTTCACCCGAATGTTCGGGTTAATCAGCGCGCGAACGTTAACGCCGTTGCCGATGGTCTGCTGCGGCATCCCGATCAACCCGGTGGCGCTATTGAGCACAATCGCGTCGTGAACCGTCTCGTTGTTCGCCACCATCTGTCTCTGCCCATCCACGAACTGCCAGGTTGCGCCACATTGTCCAGCCACGTTATCCATGAGGTGCCGGGTCATGCCAAACAGCACGCGCCCGCGAGGAAACACGGTGTTCGGCATCTCTGGTGTCATGCCTTCTGTTGCGCCTTTGGCTTCGAAGTCCTTCATCAGTGCGCGGTTCATATCAGCGACAGTGTACCCGGCGGACAGTGTTTGCGAGGTAATGCTGGTGGCAAATGCCAGATCGGTGTCTGCCGCCTGAATCAGAACGTAAGAATCGATGGGATTTTCTTTACCGGTCACCGAATAGCGAATTTCTCCGCTAAAAATCAGCCCGTAGTTTCTCCCGTCGCTCTGCCCCACGTCCGCCGCATCTGCTTCCCGCGCCGTTCCGACGTCAGTCGCAGATACCTCCGGCGCGATCCCGTCGTAACCTGCAATCAGCCGCACCTTTGAGAATTCTTTCCCGGTAATACGGTTGATGGTAGTTGCCGACAAGTTGTAGATTTTGAACGTTCCCACCCGCGACGCGCTGCTGATGTTGAACCAGTCGATCGTAAAGGTCACTTTAAAATCGCTGAGTTCAATACCCTGGCCGTTTTCGTCGACGAGCTGCAGCTCGAAGTGCCGCATCCAGTTCTGTGACATGCTTACTCCGTTAAAACCAGTAAATGACTGCGGGCGCCCAGGTCCGTTTTTGTCGGATAGTCCTGCGTGCTGTCATCGCAAGCGACCACCAGCTTAAAACCGAGTGCCATGTACGTATACTGTGCCAGCAGGTCAGCGCCGGTAACCAATGGAATGCCAGAAATAACCGGCTGCGCTCTGTCGTCCAGCAGATCCATAATCCAGTACAAGTCCCGCCAGGTGATACTTAATTTGTATGTGGTCCCTGCGATAGTAATGCTGAATTGCTGGTTATCCGCTGTCAGCGGAATTTCCTGAATAGCCATTATCCGAGCCCCAAAAACGATGCCACGTTTCCACTGAAGCTTTTCAACAGTGAGTTGTTAGGCGGCTTGGTGGTTTTCGTGCCGGTGTTCAGCACAGCCGACGTGCTCACCCCATCCTTCATATCGGTTTTGTCCGCCACGCTGATTTGCTGCGTCTGCGATATGAGGACTTCACGAAGGGTGAGGACGGCGGACAGGACATTTTCAGTCGTCTTATCAGTCGTCACCTCCATCGCGCGGATCAGCATGTTGCTGTACAGGCGCTTACCGGTTATCACATCGAAAGGAATGCGGCTGGCCTGCAGGTTCAGCAATTCCTGATACGTCTCCTGCGGACTCAGGCCAAGGCTCAAGCCGATAGCTGAAGTATCGGCAAAATCCAGCAGCGATCCGCCCCCGGCAAATCCCACCTCCATCACGACCTCAGAGGGCTTTTTGTAGGCGTGATCAGCAATTGCGGCCCCGACCTCGACGGGATGTTCCGTGATTTCGAGCGTATCACTGTGTTTCTCTGATACGACGACACTCGGAATAATCATCCCGATTTTCCGGGACTGCTGCTGAAACAACGTGGAAAGAATGTCCATTAGCCCACCTTAACCTGATTGCCGCGCATCACCTGGGCGTTAGAGGACTGCTGGCGGCGCTCGACCTCGTTTCCAACCGCGCGCGCGTCACCACCACCATAAATGTGATAGGTGTTCTGCTGGCTTAACTGTGCACCTGCGCCGCCATTGGCAGGCATATTGCTCATCACTTTCGGTATGTAGTTGCGGGTTTCCTGTGGCATGAGGGCCATCCCGTGTTTTTGCACATTTCCTAGCCCCCAGTTGTAGGACGCAAGCGCCTTGCTCAGGTCACCACCGTTGGACCGAAGTAACTGAGAAAGGTATTTTGCCGCTGCCTGTGCGGATTTTTCCGGGTCGAAAACATCATTTCCGCGCAGCCCCATATCTCGCGCAGTACCATCCATGAACTGGAATAGCCCTTTTGCTCCCGCCCCTGACGTTGCGAACTGATTACCACCTGATTCTGTGATAGCCACGCTGCGCAGCAACCCTTCTGGGAGCCGGTAGAGTTGTTCCAGATTTGTCAGCATGGGCTGCATCCACCCCAGCAGCTCTGATCCTGCTTTTGATGGCTGCGGCTGCTTAACGCTTGGAAGGGGTAAACCACTCGCATCTGTGGGGGTGAATGCGGCCGCCTCTGCAGCCGGGAACATACCATCAGCAATCTGCTTTATGCCCTCTGCAATTTTGCCGAGCACACCGGTACTACGGCCGTGATATTCAGCAGCCTCTTTCCGTGATTTTTCCTGCGTGCCGTTCAGCTCATCAATCTGCGGATCACGCTGGTCGTCATGAATCCCGCGCCCCTCTCCAGCCTCAGTACCAAAAAGCCAGCCTTTGACGGTTTTACCCACATTTCGTGGATCAAACCCTAACTTGTCGTTCAACCACTCAGCCGTCTGGTTAGCGCTGTCCGTCACCTCTGGCAGCGCATCTGGCTTATCGCTTCCCTGCTGCCACATCTGTTTGCCGATTTTCGCGGCCTCAGACCAGTTCCCGTCTTTAATGGCATTCAGCAGGTCGGCGATCATGTTCAGCATCTTGCTGAACTCACCCATCTGCGAAATGAAGTTGCTGAAGTCCCACTTCAGAGACCACGATTTCGGGTCAATGTTGAGCAGCTTCGCCAGCGCCTTCGACAGGTCGGTGACCGTCTTTTGCAGGTCACGAACAAGCTTCAGCGCAGCGTCGACTTCTGGCTTCCATTTCTGCCAGTCAATCAGGCTCTGTCCGCCTTCCTTCCACGTTTGATAATCTTCCCACAGCAGCGCAATCCCCGCCGCCAGCGCAGTGATAAGGCCGATTGGCGACATCCAGAACGTACTGTTCAGGATACGCAGTGCGACCGTCAGCGCGCCGAACAGGGAGATAAGCTCCCGCGTCTGCTTATCGAGAGACTGCCACCAGGTCATTAGACTTGATGCCCCATCGATAAGCCTGAAGAACAGCCTCCCGACAATATCCCCGAGTACCAGAATGCCTTTAATGGCTTTCGTCAGCGTCTGCTCAATGCGCGGGAAGTTATCCAGAATATGGCGGCGCAGCGTGTCCAGAGAACCCGCCAGACCACCAGCCAGGTTCGAGCCGATTTTATCCCGGGCCATGCCCGCCATCTCGCCGAAAGAGCGCAGCGATGTCATGAACTTGTTGGAACTGACAGCGGCCTGGTCGGCGTTAAAGCCGATCGCCTTCGCCATTGCCGAATACTGGCCGGTGAAATTACCCACGCCCCGGCGCATCGCCATCAGCGTGTTTTCATCGATGCCAAGCATCTGCGCGTATTGGTTGGCACGGTAATACGGCATGCTGCTGAGCTTCTGGCCGACGCCAGTGAACACGGACGCCATATCCCGCATATTGCCTTTGGCATCGCGTGTCTGCACGCCCAGGCGATTCAGGAAGCCTTCCGCGCCCGGGTTGCTACGTACGAACCGCGCCAGACTCTCCAGAGAACCACGCGCAGCATCAGCGCTGCCACCAACCTGGGAAACAGCGTAACCAACCGATTTGATACCCTGCACGGTCGCACCGGTGCGCTGAGACGCCCAGTAGAGATTATCCAGGCTCGAGGCTATCTTGGCGGTATAGGCAACGACGGACAGCGCCGCCCCCTCAATCGCCAGCCCCGTTTTTATTGCATTGGAAGTGACGCCACCGAGAACGGCGTTAAATTTCTGAGCTCCGGCCTCGTCGACACTGAAGCCCAAAGAGACGAGAAACTCTTTAATCGTCTCAGCATTCATTGGCCTCTCTCCATTTATCTATGCGACGTTGGTTATCAGCCTTTACGGCTAGATGGTCGTTCATCAGCGCGATATCGCACAGATCAACAGATCCGTCCTTCAGCGCATTGAAAGGGATTAACCCGGCATCAACCGGGTCAAGGAGGTAAGACAGCCCGTCAGGCAAGCTGTTAAGCGTCAGGCTTAAGGCTGGTCCGCCGTCTGGTTGGTAGGGTTTGCGGGCAAAAAATTTCCGAGTGAGTCGGCGACCACCCGCGCCACCAGCTGCAGCATGGTGAAGAGGTCGATATCATCAAACATCAGCTCACCGCTGCGGAATACCTGCGTCCAGGCGGTGCCGTTCTTACGCGCCACCACCGTCAGGCAGGGATGAGTAATCGCATTCACGTCCTCATCGCTGAGCGCAGACAGTTCCTCTGCAATGCGCGGGAGCACCTTCTCCAGTACCGGTGCCAGCGCATCGAAACCTGCCTCGTCGATTTTACCTTCGGCTGGCAACAACGCACGGATGCTCCCGAAGTCTGCCATCACACCCGCTAGAACAGGCAGCAGTTTGCGGCTGACCTTCAACTGGTCAAAAACGCTGAGCTTGGCCACGCGATAATCGTGGCCTTTGATAGTAAATTCCATCCGTTAAAACTCCCCGAGAACCTGGTCAATTTTGCCGCAGTCGAACGGCCACGGCATCGTGTTACCGTCTTTGGCGTTGGCGTTATCCGGCTGTTTCTGGAACGCTACGCTACGCGCCGTAATGATGTCCCCGCTCACTTTGTTGCGGATCACTATGACGTTGTTACCCCACGTTCCGGACGACTGGCTCTGTGCGTTATATGCCAGCGACAGCTTTTTGTTAGTAGGGGAGGTTTTCAGGTAGTTGACCGTGATCGTGCCGCTCTTATCAGCGTGCAGGCTGTGCATCGTTTCGCCATCGGCACCAATGGTCATGGTGTTTTTCGGCCCACCCATTGCAACGGTGATCCCTTCTTCAGAGTTAGCCGAGCCATAGCCAAGGTCAATGGTTCCGGTCGGGCCAGATAACGTCGCGGTAACGTCCATAAATGAATAAGTAGCCATTATTACTCCTTAACGTACTACTGTGATTGCCACAGAGCCGTAATGAACGGCACCGGCCAGTTTTGCTGCCACCTGAATTGGCACACCTTTTCGCGCTTCGCGGTCAGCCTGCAGCTGGTCATCCACGTTTGGTGCGAAGATGTAGTAGCCTTTGGTCAGCGTGTCGCCGGTACTCAGTTGCCCAATCGGGCCACCAGTCCATTTGCCCGGTGCAAAAAGTCCGTTCTTGACCGCCTGATCCAGCACCAGCTCAATGTTCGCGATACGGGTTGTGGTACCAGCATCCGTCTGTGGAATTTTGGTCGTGCTGGTGTATAGGGTGTTGTAGTCCGCCGTCTGAACGGTGTTTTGCAGCCAGTCGAGACCATGACGTTCGTCGAAGAAGTCACCGTTCGCCATAACACCCTGCTCCAGAATGGCGGTGTCGTTCTCGTAATATACGTAAACGTTACAGTTCTTCGCCTCCAGCGCGTTGGCCTGTGAGGTGCCGATCGTTTCGTAAGTGACGCCGGGCTCCTGCTTGAACTTCAGGGTAATGGTGGTGTTGCTGCCATTGAAGTCCACGGTAAAGGCGCGGGCAAACGCAGAAAGTGCGGCGTACCGGCTGGTGGACGAATACTGAATGAACGTGCGGCTGTATTTCGCGGCCTTCAGCTTCGAAGCCAGATCGGTATCGTCGGACGAGCTGAGAATAGTGGCCTCAGCTGAGGTGATAGCAAAGATACGTGACACAGTGGCCGCTTCAATCGCCGCGCTGACCGGGATAATGTCCGCATCGTCTGGATAATCGACTTCGGGTAATGCCAGGTGCAGGCCGTACCAGGAGTTGAAATCCATCAGGGCATTGACAGCTTCCAGCAATGTTTCAGTGGTACCGGATTCCGCCGATGTCAGAGAGTCAACCCAGCGCCCGACGAAAACCTGAGTGGGCTGCGGCTGCTGTGAGAACCAGATGATAGCGGCCTGATATTCTTCGCTGTCGATACCAAAGTCGTCGCCGATATCATCCGCAGAGGAATACAGGCGAACTCGCTCACTGACAGGGATAACCGTTGAGTTACCCAGGATAAGCATCGAACCGAAGTTGCGCCCTTGCGCAGCTTTGGCCGAAAGCGTCACGGTGGTATTCGCGACGCGATTTAACGGCAAACCTTTCGCCATGATTAATCTCCGGTGGAAATCGTGACGTTATCGTCAACGATGGATTTTACGTTGTATGTCCGGATGTTTTTCCGGTTGAGGGTGACAGTCAGGTCGTAGCGTCTCACCCACTGGTTGTTAATGAGTTCGGGTAGGTTGTAGATAGTCCCGGCGTCGAGTAGCGACAGACCGACACGGTTCAGTTCAACGTTGTTTTGTTCAACGAAAATTCCCGCACGGAAAGTGGAGGCAGTTCCGGATCCGAGCGGCCCGTAAAAGCTGCAAATCACCGTGACCTTTTCCCACGTCCACTGCTCGGATTCTTCTTCCGATAACTGTACGTTTGCCTGGCTCAGCGGCTGGGGGATAGTGGTAATGCCGAACCCGCACCAGGTCACACCGTTCTTCGGGATAAGTGGCTGCGGGTCTGTCCAGCGAGGGAAGATGTCGTTCGCCGGCAATCCAGAAACGCCACGGATCCAGCGACTAATTTCCCGCTCCAGATCTTCGTCGTACTTCGGGCTTTCCCCGACGGGTGTCAGGTAGCCGCGCGTGGTGCTGTCGTTACTCAACTGGTGCCCCTCCGTCGAAATCCATCAGCTCACAGTGGGCCTGCACGAACCCGGCACCGTAGCGGGTGTAAGGGTCAACGAACGTCACGCGGTATTCCCGACCGCAGTAGGTCACCACATCCGCATCCAGCCGGGGGCTGGTGTCCGTTTCTGGCTGCCCCTGCGTCAGCCGGAACTGCGTAACAATCAGGATTGCCCCGTTGATGTTCTGCCCGGCAGTCATGCGTTTGGCTTCGAGAGAGCGGTCAACGGTCACCACCCCGATAAACGGGATATCCTGCGGCGTGTTGGTCGGGAAGTTGTCGCTGTCGACCGTCTGTATCTGCCGGTGGCAAACCAGAGTGTCATCGGCGAAGTCAGGATCGAGAAGGACTTCGCTCACATCGAGGAGCGGCATTATTTCGACCTCACGATGTAGTTGATGGAGCGCAGGAGGTAACCATGGGCATACAGCGGTTTATCGCTAAGGATTCCCTCGCCTCGTCGGCGTTCAAGGGTAGTTTCAGACAATGCCTGCAGGCGGTCACCGGCTCCGATCACGGCTTTCGACGCGTCACGCGCGATCTGACCTGCGCTTTCCAGTTCACGCAGAGCCGCATCCTGTTTCCCGTCCAGCGCCGCAATTGCTGCCGCTTTCAGATGCTCTGTGGTGCGGGGCTTCGAATCCTCGATCCCCATATCCAGAAACGGACGCGGTGGCAGCGTGACGGTGGTCCCGTCGATTTCAATTGTTGCCCCGGTCGACTGCAGGTAGCCGATTTCGGCGTTATTGAGCTTCGCGCCATCGTCGCGAGGGGCATTGTCTGCCGGGATGCCCACGAGCACATCCATGCCGGAAAGCTGCCGGAGAGATTCCAGCACCGCGACAGAGTTATCTGTCGTTACCGTCAGTCCACTTTTCACAGTAGCTGTCTCCCGCCCGCGCCGAACATCGACCACCACCAGTAGAACTCGCGCCCGTAGGCGGTGTTGTTCCAGAACCCGGCATCAGGGTTGATAACGCCGGTGGTGTCGTAGCTCACAGACACTTTGTCCACCGACTTGGAGGACACGACGCCCGCAGATCCGTTACTGTTCACGCCACCAGCACTGGATGCGGAAAGCGTTTTCCCGCGTAGTTCCGTGTAGTGGGCCGTGAATAATTCAGCCAGGTAGACGAACTGATCGCCAAGCACATCCTGATCCAGAAGCGTGTCCGCCTGTCCCAGATAGAAATTAACTGAAGCATCGGGGTAGCGGGTTTTGTCTGTGAATTCGGGAAAGTCGGTGCGGAACTGCTCGTTAGTTGGAAGCCTGCTGTTTTTTGGCATTTTTAACGCCCTCGCCATCCTCGGTCTTATCCGTACCGCCAGCAGCTTTGCCATCACCTTTCGCGGCTTCCAGCTGCGCTTTCAGGTCAGTAATTTCATTGCCCTGATCAGTGATGGTCTTCTCATGCACCACCAGCTGCGCTTTCAGGGCATTGTTTTCTTCAGCCAGCAGTACCAGGCTTGCGGCGAGGTCTTCGGCATCCTGTTCGTTCGCCAGTTCAGACTCGTCCAGCGGTTTGGCGTAGGCTTTGAAAGCCCAGTGCTTCTTCACTTCTGCCGGGAAGGCCGAACCGTCATGAATGCCCTGGGAAAGTTCAAATTTAGTACCGTCTTCAAAGCTGAGCGTCGCGCCACCAGAAACAACGTATTTCATGTTTTTACTCCACAAAAAAGGCGGGTTTCCCCGCCTGATGTCAGTTTAAGACGCCGGAACGTCCAGGTAAGAGATCGTATTGGAATACGGCGCTTCCACCTGACCCAGCTTGCCGTAATAAACGGACAGCTGCTGCATACCACGATATTCCAGCGGTGTGTTCAGCAGTGGCACCATCGGGAAGCGAACGTACTGTTCGTCCTGGGTGTAAGCCACGATACGGTGAGAGCCACCAGCGCCACGTTTCGACGCCCATTTAATGGAGACGATATCCAGCGGCTCGCCGTTTTCCTGATAGGCGATGCAGTTAATTTTCACGTACTCCAGTACGGAAATATTACCGGCGGAGGACACTTTCTTGGTGGTCAGCAGGCCGAACAACTCAGGAGCCAGACCGATTTTTGCCGGACAAACGGCATAACCAGAACGCACCCAGACGTCGGTCAGCAGCAGGTTGATATCCTGCAAAATCACGTCCGGATCAGTCGTTGCTGTCCATGCGGCAGCTGCTGCCAGCGGAGTAACATCCGGCAGGTTAAGCAGGCCCGCAACACCCAGCACTTCGTCCCCGATGTACACCTGCTCGTCGGTGTCCATGTTCCACTTCATTTTCATTGCCGTGTATTTCTGCACGTCAATCGGGCGGCCCAGCTGCTGTGCGGAGGCCAGCTCCAGTACAGTCCATGACACCTCAGAAGCCCACGGGGTCAGGTTGTTACGGGTTGGGGTGATATCGAGTTCCGGGCCCGGCGTAGCAGTACCCTTTTTGCCCATCCAGTTTTTACCTGTCGGGTTAGGACCGCCAACGCTGGCGAAATCGGTATTGGTGAAGGAAGACACTTCGTCGGCGATGGAAATATCGCTGCGCAGTGGCATGTCACGGCTCCATTTAACGGAGACCAGCGGCATATTCAGCGTCTGATCCATGCGCTCCAGCTCACCGACCAGGAACGCGCCGGTGGAGTCGATAGTCGCTCTGTCAACAGTAAACATTCAATGTTCCTCAGATGTTATATGCAATTTCGATACGGCCGTCGGCGTTACCTGGGCCCATAACCTCTGCATTTGTCAGCTGAGGCGTGTTTGTTGCGGTGGAATCCGGCGACAGCACAAATGAGCCGACAGGGCTCGGTGTGGTGCCACCGGCAACACGGACGTACACCGGATCACCTTTTTTGGCTGCTGTCGCATTGCCTGCGGTGACTTTCACACAGATGTAGCCACGTTTGAGGTTGTCGCCGACCTGGTTGGCTTCCACGCCGATATAAGCCAGGTCAGCCGCTGAGGTAATAGGGAATGGGCGAACCAGAATCCCTTTCACCTTGTCGATGGTGTCGCCGGACTCCAGCGGAACGAACTTGTCGTTCACGTATTTGCCCGGGAGGCCATAAGAGGCGAATTGTTTGGTGTGATCGAGAGTCACCGGTTCAATGGTGAGATCACGCGGACGAGTCACAGCACCGGCAATGCCAATCGGCATCCGGGTTGTATATGCAGTACCTGCCATGTCGATTTACCTTATTTACGTTTGGCCCAGAATTCGGCGTTGATCTTGTTCAGATCAGCCGGGGAGAGGTGTTTGGTATTTAGTGCGCCATCGGTGGTACGGGTACCGTTATTCAGTGGGGAAAGGTGATTTTTCGCCTTGTTCAGCGCCAAAGCGGCAGTGAACACCGCGTCAACGGTCGCTTTCGGCGCTTTGCTGAAGTCGCTCACGTTGAATGCTTTCAGGCTGTCGCCGGTACGCATTGCATGACTCAGAACCTGACGCTTCAGACCTTTGTCGCCAGTTGGCTGGAAGCCGGGACAGATAATTTCCGCATCAGCGATCAGATTGCGTTTGAACGCAGCATCACCGGTTACCTTGCGGTCTTCTTCCACGTCTTCGTCAGCGGTCATATTGTCGGGGTCAGGTTCGGCGTCGGTGGTTTTACCTTCCAGCTTTTCCAGACGAACCAGCAACGCTTTCGCCCAGGCAGGAATCTCTTCATCGGTCGTCTGTTCTTTCAGGACTGCGCCGTCAGGGTCATCATCTATGGTGGTACGGTTCGTTTCCGGGAGCGCGGTCGCCTGTGATGGGAGGTTAATGTTGATGGTTGAGCCAGGGATACCACCCATAGCATCAGACGGCAGGTCAGCCGCCTCATCCACCAGCTTCGCCAGCGCATCGTCATCACGCGTGCGGATAGCTGTCAAAATCCGCTGCATTAACGTTGGTTGTTTCATCGTTCTTCCTTTGGGTGATGGGGTGGAATCCCCGATTGCACAGCGGCCACCAGCTCGCCCACGGTCGATACCGACGGCCAGATGATTGCCAGTGATTTGGTATTGCTTTCCCTTGCCTGGCGCCAGTTGCTTGTACTGCGCGTCATAGCCACAGCTGACATCGGTCAGGCCAGAGTTCACCGCGTCGATTGCCTCCTGTCGCTTAATCAGCACGTCAGCAATGAGCAGATCCGATTTATCGCCGTCGCCACGCCGAACGTTCTGAATGTGTCCGTGGGCCAGTTCGGAGAAGTTGGACGGGTTAACGAAAACGATGTTGCCGAGGCTGTCCTCTGGATGCCCCAGCGTGACGGCCACACCTTCGAAGCTCGCCATCGTCTCAGGGGAAAACACCTCGTCTTCCATGCGCCAGACAGTCACGGTACCGCTGGCATCTGGGTCGAGGTCGATTTCCTCAGGTAAATAAACCTGTGTACCCGTTCGGGCTATTGGCACGTCTTTACACAGTAATGAGCCATCCGCCTGCAGGTATCGCGTTTCGCCCAGGCGTGTAGTGAAGAAATATTTCATGGGTTACCTGCTCGATTACGGGCAACAAAAAGGCCGCTCAGTGGCGACCTTGTGGGAAGGGATAATTGTTCAAAATAACGGGCTATTTAACATAAGGGCTCTTAAGCGCCCTGGCAAAAATGGACTCGATTAAAATGTCCTTCTTAAGCCGTAAAAGTCACGATTAAACGGGCAGAAACCTGCTCTTTTACAGCACAACATTTTCATAACATTTCGCGGGTATTGCTGTTCGTTTGAAATGCCTGATCAAAGCCGTATTTTTCATTTTCTCGGCGGTGGAATCTGCACTTCCGGCCAGCATTCGCAGTTCGGCAGACAACCAGCGTGACCGGTCATACCGTCCAGCGTCGGCGGGTTATCCCAGCGTACGAATTTATCCTTCATACCTCGATGGGACGGCCGCGTTCCTGCACCGTGAATGCGCCACCAGTACCCCTCGGAGCCGACCGACAGCGCACGCGCCTGAGTCAGTGCACCAGTGGCACGGCCTATTTCAGTGCGGGCAATCAGTTGTGCCCTGCTGGCAGCCACATCACCAGACGACATAATCATCTCGTAAAGCTGATCCGGACGCTCACCACTGACTACCGCCTGCAGAGCTCGCTGTTGAATCTCTATCACGCGATCTGACGCCTCCAGCGGAAGGGACTTCATCAGCTGAATCTGTCGATAAACGATATCCTGCGCCACCAGCCCGACGGGTGTATTTCCCACCACATCACGCAGACCAGCGCCAATTTCTTCAGATACCGATTTCCACTGATCCCACTCTTCCCGCTCGACCTGGGCGAACATTTTTGTCGCCACCATTTCAGTCCACGGTGTCAATATCTCGGCGTAGTCCAGCAGGATCTTCGAGGCATTGTCAGCGCTTGCCTGTGAACCATCGTAAGTGCCATTGACGATTTCCCCGATCTGGTTCGCTATCGCCAACAGGCTTTTGCGATACTGGATTTCCGAGCGGCGGCGCTGGGATGGCTTCAGGTTCATCCTCCTGCCACTGGGTCTTCGCATCTTCGATATCCTCGTCGGTGATGGACCCGCCAATGCCAATCACTTCAGACATATTGCGGAGGTCGTTTAATGCGGCGGCGGGTGGCATATCCAGTTCCCGTACTGCCGTTGCCAGAGCTGTAGTGAAGTTGCTCGCCATCGTCGCCCGGTCGGTGTCCGACATTTCCCAGAGCTTGTTAAACTCAAAGTTGAAGTCGTCCGGCAGCGGCTTTCCGAAAAGAGAGCGCCACGAAATATCCATTAGCCAGCGAATGTGGCGACGCAACCGACGTTCCTGTAACGAGTTCACGCGGCTGTAGTAGTTCTCAAGGTCACCATCACCTGTATTGAAACCGGCAGGAGACTGACCGAACAGGCGAACAAGCGGGATGCCGGTAGCACCGGACACCTGTTCTGCGAAGCGCAACAGCACGTCAGCAATACCTGCGAACGAATAACTGTGCGTCTCGAATTTGTCGGCGGCATCCATGATGGTCATGCCCTCGATGGTCTGATACTCACGGATCATGTCCATATGCTTCATCAGCGCTTTTTCGAGGTTGCCGCCTGTGGCAAGGATATCCCTAAGCTTTTCGATGCTGTACGTTCGCAGATGCGCTTTGTGAATCAGCTGAGTGGTGCCGACGGTGGCAGTATCGAACGCCTCGATGCGCTCGAAAATACGTTCAACCACAGACATTCCCCAGCCGTTCTCCGTCTGCGCCTGCTGGAAGGGTAAAGAATCTCCTTCCATGCGAATCAGACGCGAGTGGTGAATCTTCCAGGGCGGTATTCCCTGCTGATTGGTGATCACCTTATAGAATTTCGGCTTACCGAACTCAGGGCCATAATCGGTCACAAGGTCGTAATAGCTTGGGTTGACCATCCAGCGGTCAAGGGTCATTACCCCTTTAAACTGGCCTTCTTTGATGCGGTCCAGCTTCAGGGGCGTGCTCATATCCTGCCCTTCAATGAGCACCACCATGAGCGCGCCACCGTAGAGGCGTGACCACTTCAGGGTATCGTTGAGCCCATCCCAGATGGCGAGGTCATCCCAGAATGTGTCTACCTTGCCCTTTTGCCCCGGCTCCAGCTTAGACGTAATCGATACGCCCTTGCGGGTCATATCGTCGGCCATTGAATCGACGCCAGCCCCCACCAGGAAAGATGAGCGGTAGGCGAACTCCAGCATCACGCGGTTACGGGTGATGTAGCCGGGCATGTACGTTCCGCCGGTCTGGATGTTCCTGGTGTTATTACCCAAGTTGGCTTTGAAATTGTTGTACCCGTCAGCAGTCGCAACGGGCTTTTGTGCGCCGTTCTGGCGTTTCTTTCGGGACATGTCACGCTCCGGCCAGTTTGGCCCAAACATCAAGAGAGGAGTTCATTGGCGCGTAATTAATCATTACGGCGTCCGCAAGGTTCGGTGATTTAGTACCGTCTGGCTGCTTATCAACGAGGATCTTACCTACGGCATTTTTCGACCATGTAGGCTGCGACAATTCCATCAGCAGGCGGTCTTTATTCTCCATCTCGCTGCTTATCGAAATAATTTCGTCCGGGTCGTACTCCATTCCATTCAGTGCACGGAAAGTGTTACGAAACAGCTTACGGAGATGCCACCAGCTCTGGGCTTTTGCGTTCGCAAAGAAATCTTTGTTCAGACGCGCGGCTTTCCCGTTATCGCCTGGGACCGCCTCATCGTCAGGGTCGAACACACTGCCGCTGCCACGGAAAGGCGTGGCCGTTATCGTCGCGCGCCCCTCTGCCTGCCTGAGTTCGTTAATCACGCGGGCATCGCCACGCGCTCCAGCACCCAGACCATCTTCATCGAACCGGAATTCATCCAGCCCATAGTCGTCACAGAAACCAAACGATTTAACGACGGAGGCATAAATGTCGCTCCCCTCGCCGGACCATTCGTGGAGGTTCTGCAGGAGAAAGCCATAGCGGGCAGAAAAGCCGTTTTTGTCTTTCCCTTCGTCCGCAATATCCATTGCACCGAGGCGCTGGCCGCTGGGCTGAATACCCAGTTTGATATGCGCGTCGACGGCAGCCTGTACCCACTCAGAAGGAATCAGAATACCTTCAGCTGATGCGCTGTAGTTCAGGTCAAGTTCCTGAGCAACGATGACCGGGTTATCAATTTTCAGGCATTCGTTGCGGTACCATTCATCATCTTTGCGCGGGTCGCTGCGCCAGTGGAATGTAAACACGGGTATTTTCCCACTGTGCCGCTTCTGGGCGAACGGGTTGCCCATACCGTTGACGGATGAAAGGTCTATACGGCAGCGTGTAGTCTGGGAAAGTGCGGCATCAATCAGCGCAGGACGCAGCAGAAAGGCAGATTCATCGATAAAATGCATTGTGGTTCTGTCACCACGGCCGATGTTGTCGCCAGCTTCACCCGTGATAACAGAGCCGCTATCGGGAAACTCAATGCGCATATAAGGCGCGTGCTTCTTCTCATTCCAGCCGCCTCGAAATTCAGCCGGGAGCAGAGCAATAAACTTTCGCGCCTTCCAGAACAGCGCTTTCGGGCTGCCGGTGCTGTCCACGTACTCTTCTTTGCGTGAGCCAAAGCCAATCACCATTTCCCGATTGAACAGGCACAGCGAGCAGGCCAAACCTATTGAGGTCCAGCTGAGCCCCATCTCACGACTTTTTTCGGTAATGCCGTTCTCCAGCCGCTTACGGCGGTCCATTATCCAGTGGATCCATTCTTCCTGTTTTGGGAACAGCAAAAACGGGATGGATACTGGCAGCCCGTAGTCAAGATTGCGCGGGTCTGTCGTCATGCCCCAGTCGATAATGAACTGCGCCGGGTTATCCCGGTAGAACTGCCGGAGCGCCGGAAGCACCTCCGGATTCTGACGAATACGCTGCAGACGCTCCATACGCCATTCGAAGACCTGCGTGTAGTCAGGTTTTTTAAAATCGAAAGGGAATGGGATAGGCACAGATAAATTCCTTAAAATCGGCCCTATTTAACATAATGACCGTTACGCGCATCGTCAAAAGGGGACACATTACGTTAAATGCGTGAGATGTTTATAAGTACGGGTTAAGCCCCCAGGAAGGGGTAAAAACGAGTGAATAAAGCGTGCATAAATCAGGGGCTAAAATGCATAGCGTTTTCAACTGTCGAAACGCTTGTTTTTACATTTTCAGCCCAGAACATTTTTATAGATGTCGGCTACTTCCTGCGGAGATAGGGTTGTGTTCTCCGTCTTAATCGCACCACCACCGGGGCCAGACAGCTCGAATCGCTTCGGTGTCTCCAGCTCAAGAAGCAGCGTTTCCGGGACTTTTATCCCTTCAGCCTCAAGCAGCTGTGCCGCCTCCAGCGCGGTATATTTCCCAGCCACCTTCTGCTTCATCACATCGCGCAGCACATCACGAAGCCGATCCTCTTCCCCGTACACGCTGCGCCCAAGCCCGAGGGATTTAGCAAACACCGCTACATCACTGTGTGTAGGTAATACATCCTCAACAGTAGTTGTTAGCCCCTTCGGCCCACGGGAAATGATTTTCCGCTTACGAACGTCCAGGCTTTTACCAGCAACGCTATTGATTTTCTCCATGAGAACTTCGCGAGCCTCAGTAAAGGCACGGTTAAAGTCGGCATGTTCCTTACGCCAGTTACGGATAGTCGCCTCATCAATTTCTAACCGCTGGGCAACCATCCGATTAGAAATCTTGTTTCGGGCCAAAGCCATGTCAAGAACGATACCGACGTAGGCCTTCTTAAAACTATTTTTTCGGGCCATACGCTTACCTGAAATCGGATGCTGTTTATATTTTGTTCAAAATCATTTTTCCGCATTTTGCGTGCGGAATAATTCTGAGGAAAAATTTGCTCCGGGGCCACAAGCCTGTTGGGTTTGAGTGCGGAATTAAAACGTCGAAAAAATGCGGAGTTATCGATTTTTCGCCAAAACTGCGATTTGATGCCCGCAGGCCGCATGAAATGGGGAGATAGTGGATCGCTATACCATTTCCATTTTTTAGATAACTCAGTCCAGATCCATATCTACAGACTCGTTGAAAAGGTGTCCGTAAACATCGATGGTGATCCTGATGCTCGAATGACCAATCAGACGTGAAATCTTCATAATATCCACCCCTTTCTCAGCTAAACGAGAAACAGCAAAATGCCGGAGGTGATGAAAGCATCTGATGTCGAAAGCCTGTAGCGACTTATACAGTGCTCCCTGGGTCCCGTAGCAGGTCGATAACGGTCCTCCGGTAAACTGATTGGCTACCAGCGGATATGTGGTACCGATACGGGATTTATCCAGTAAATCAAAAAGCTCGCGGGGCATTCTTACCCGACGTTCGACGCCTCGCTTCAGACCATCACGAATAACACCATCCACAACGTGGCGTCGGATATGTATCCAGTCTTCAGAAACATCGGAGTAGGTAACGGCGAGAACTTCACCAATTCGCAAACCACAAATACCCAGCCAGCACGCGATGCGCTCGCGAGGTGGGGCTGCATCCAGTAATTGCCGAACCGTCGCTTTTGACGGAATTGTGATGGGTTTACGCTTCCGCTTTACTGCCTTTTTAACCGGATTAAAGCTAATGAGCTTCTTTTCGAGAAGAAGAAAGTAGGCAGAACGAACCCATCGATGACAGCCATTACGAACTGATTCAGCGATATCATGATGGGTAATACTTAAAATATTTCTACCTAATATATCGCCGTCAATTGCAAGGATGTCGTGACGGCATTTTTTATAACTGGATAGCCGGATCTGGTTTGTTTCAACTTTATTGAACTGATGTCCAAGGAAAAACATCAACAGTTTCTGAAAATTCCAGGAGCTATCAATACCACTCCAGTTAGCGGTTCTACAATCCAACTCAATATTCTGTTTCTGCCAGAAAAGGTGTACACCTTCGTCAACACAATCAAAAATACGCCGCCGACCATGCCCGGTTTTTTTATCCTTCCAGTGGACGTAATATTTTGATTGTCCATTAGCATCAACGGAATGTTTGATCGATGCCATACATGACAATCCTCTTACAAGAATCATTATCAAAGCCCCTCACTGAAGAGCTTTTATAATGGCTAGCGAATAAAAGCACGCTGCGTAGCAAAGTCATTTGTCGTTAAAGTGCTGTCTGACTTTTCTTCTACTGCAATGATACCGAAGTAATGAACGCGCTCTAGTGGCACGGCGTGAATATTATGGCCTTTAGTGATAATCAGAAAGCCGGATCGAATGTCTGGCTCTTTGTCCCACTGGCTACCTACTACTTCGGGAGGAATATCTGCCTCAAGAGCATCCTTCGTTTGCAAAACGATGTCCCACCGCTTAATCAGTGTGCTCATATCTTTTCCTGTTGGTGATAGTGAGGTCTGCGCCCTACTGGCCTGTCGATAGTTGTGATTGTTCAGCTTTCCTGATGTCTGCCTTATCGCGGTTGCACTGCCCCAACGCTGAAAGCAGGCTAACATTCAAATCCAGGCTTTCACCCCATGACAGACTTCCGGGTATTTCAGGCTGCGGTGTTTCAGCTGTCAGGCTTGCTGGCAGCGGGACCGGTGGAACCGTTACGTAAACTGTTCGCGTATTGCTGCAACCGCTTAACTGCGCCAGCAGGCACAGAACGCACAGCGCAATCATCATCCGCAACAGTAGCGTTGATATCGCTCTCGGCTCTCTGTGACTCCAGTGCGATCTGCTGCTTGGCATGCTGATTGGTCTCCAGAACAAGATTGGTAATTGCGACAGTTCGCAGGACGTTTGATGTGATGGTGCTGGCAGACCTGGCATCTTCTATCGCTGTGTCGGCCCGATGCTGTTCACCCAGATATTTACCGTGGTAATGCAAAGCCGCCCATACGAGGCCACCAGACAAACTAACTACGACAAGTGCAATCAGGAGCTGATATCGAAACGTCATACCAGCAGCGCCGCCCGCGCTTTGTTATAGCGCGCTTTTCGGTCATCGATGCCATTCAGGCCGCCATTGATGATGCGCGTAACGCGGTTGATATCCGCACCGTAGGCCATGCAACCTTTCGAGGTGTAGAACCAGGCAGCCGAACGAGCGGCCTGACGCTCCTGCTCGAGCTGCTCCGGTGACGACACGAGATCTAACTTCAAAGACCCGCCGCAGGTTCGATAATTATCGAGTCCGGTGATCTGAATTAGCCCACGGCCACGGTATTTCCAGCCATCGCCTGGCGCTTTATTCCCAAGACGATTGCTGTACACAAGATTGGCTATTGCATCCTGTCGGGCTGGGTGCTCGGTCGTTCTTCCGAGTGCATCGGCCTGTTGCTGCGTTATTCGGTTACCGAACGTCGCAATGAGTGCCGACGGGGTGTAATTCAGGTTTTCAACCACGGCGGTAAATCCACCGGATTCATGGCCGACCTGGGCGATAAACATTGCCTGGTCTGAAGGTGCTGTGATGCCATATTCTCTCATCGCAGCATCTAAAGGCTGAAACCAGCGTGCAGCCAAATCGGCACTGACGCCAGCTGCCTCCTGAAATTGAGATTGATTCATTGTTTTTCCTCGGTGGTGCCTACTCCGGCACGTCTGGCAACGATGGCGAGAGCCATGTCACGCAGCCTGTCCGCTCCAACAAACCCCACCAGTGCACCAACGAACGCACCTGAATTAGCAGGTAACCCCAGGTATTCCAGTAGCGCAGAAACAGCCAGAGCAAATATCCCGCAGATCAGCGCGCCGGTGGCGGTGTAGAGTTTTGGCTTCCCGGCACGAATATCGATAAGCGCTGAGATACCAAGAGCGCACAACCCGGCGTAAACTGACGGCAGATATAGCGCGATCCATTTCATTGTTTGTTCAAAAATCCCGTGAGAGTCATTCATAGGTCCACCTCGCCTGTTTGCGGGTGCTGTGTGTGCGAAACTGGGGTTGCCCAAAACGGGGAAGGAAATAGCTTCAAATCCGGCGGAAAGCGTACGATGCGACGCCCTTACGCCCTAACTGGCATTCGATTGTGTTTTGCTCTGCGCACTCGAAACCCTGCTCTGTAAACCAGCGCCTGATGCCGTCGTCGGTGAAGTACCAGATGTGTTCGTTCTTGCGGAAGTGGTGCGACCGGATGATGTCTCCCGCGTCGGTGAAGATTGGGATCGACACAAAGACAAACTCTGTCGCCTGCCGTACCGCCAACTCTGGTTCGTCGATGTGCTCCAGCACATCCCACATCGTCAGTGCTCGCCACTTGCTGGCATAGAGATCAGCAAAAGCGCCCCGCTCGTTCAGCCAGGCAATGCCAGCAGGATTAACGTCATACCCAAGCGTTCCTGGTCGGGTAGAAATGAACTGACCGGCACCGATACCAACGTCGAGAACTGGTCCGTGAAAATGGCGCTCCACCAGCTCAATGCGGGATTGCGTTAATGCTCGCCCCATATCGGTATCTGCCAGTCGTTGATAATTGGCGAAGTAATTCTCGTCATACGGGCGCGACGCCGGAACCGGATAGCGTCCGATCCCCAGCTCGGGAAGAAACACCAGCCCGCTGCTTAATTCCTGATAAAACGACTTCATTCAGCCAGGCCTCAAATTTTGAATCGAAGTTGGAGATTCGCTTGTCGCAGTGGTGGTCCCACTCTTCGCAACGGCAGTAATTGTCCGGGATGGCCCAGCCAACCAAGGAGAGGTCCATTGCGGGGTCGGTAACGATTTCCGGCGCATTGTGTCCACCTCGCCCACCAGCCACGACATAAGCAGGTGTGTTGTAGGCGATGGCTGCAGGGAGCGCCCAGCCGACTGACGTCACGACTACCGCAGCATGCTCAACCAGGCGCATCAGCGATTTGAAATTTAGTTGCCCGGAATGCAAACGCAAGTCAGCCTCGGGCAGTTCGCCGACGGCCCACTCTTCACCTTCCTGCAAATCAGCCACGCTGATCACACAGAAATGTTTTCTCAGTATCCGTGATGCCTGAACCAAATAATCCGGATCCGGGTTGCGTGAGTCGCTACGCCACTCTGCGCGAACGGTCGCCGGGCGAATCACTGCAATGGGTTTCTGGTGGGTAAACTCTGCCGGGCCGAAAGAGGGTAAATCCAGTGCTGCTGGCTCTACACCGAACTGCTGCCGCATGGCGTCATAAATCGAACCACGGCGCAGGTGTTGCGGTCCGTAGAAAATTCGCTTTGTCTGGCGCATATCTGGCGGTTGGTGGAAAGCATTCTGTGTCCGGTATTCGTTCTTTCTCTGCGTGCGTAGTGTCGTAAAGCTGCGCACTGGCAGGACCGGCAAATCTTCATACAGTTCAGGCCACGCGGTTTTGATGTAACTTCCCGGTGGCAGCTGCTTAACGAATGCGCGCTGGTAGATGTTGTCACCCATACCCAGCATGCCATCGATGAAAAGAGGAACGTTCAAGGGGAGACCTCGCGTAAAGCCTCAACGAGGCTAAGCCTACGGAAGCACTTTAGTGCTGTTTGACGGCTGCTGTTAATGATATTGACCTTCCCGGCCAGCGCTCTGGCTGTGCTGGCGAACTCACCGCGCCACCGTTCGGCACTTTCTGCCGTCGGGTTATCGAGCCCGGCATGATCACCATGCCAGTGACTGCCATCAGCGACAGAACAGTCGAAACCGAGCAGAATGATATTCTCCGCGCCCAGGCTGGCGGCAAACAGAATGGATCGCTGACCAGAGTTAAACGCCCAGCGCGTGTCCGTATCAAAAAGGTGCAGACCGTAGCGCGTGTGTGCCCGATAATTGCAGGTCCACAGGGCAGCCGAGGGCGGCAGAACGCCAATATTTGCATCCCACCAGCAAAGATCACCCGCGTAAACGTATTCACAATCAGGCACCGCACGCCATGAGGAATTAACAGCAATGACCGGCAGCCCCGATCGGGTGATCAGGGCACAATCTGACTGGTTGAGAGACGGGCCGGATGCACAAATGATGTATGTATTCATTCGCGGCGACCAAATTTAGGCATAAAAAAACCCGCTCGGAGGCGGGTTTGATTTCGTGCAGGCGCAATAACCTACGATTTGAAGCATACACGACAACTTCGGACAAAATCAAGCTTAAAGTCGTTAATATGCTAAATTTTGTTCACATCATCACGAAAGCTCGTTGCATCCTGAAACGCAAAGTCTGCTTTTTGTTCTTCTCTGTGGCAGGTGTCGACAAGCACCTCCAGAAACGGTTTCCAGTTACGCGCCCACGTTCTGACATGCAGCTCAGGAATTCGCGTCAGGATCGCTTTATACGCGGCCGTGGACGGTACCGAAGAGAAACCATTTCCGCTGCAGCGCTCGCAGGTTTTAAACACCGGCGCGCCGCGATCGCTTGTGGCTTTACGGTCGAGGACCTCTCCTTTACCGCCGCAACGGCATCGGGCCAACAGCTCACCTTTACCGTTACATGCCGTGCATGTTCGTTTGACCAGTTCGTGCTTGATTTTCAGAGGTACGATTTCCATACCGTCAGAGTTGAAAACTCCAGGATGTTTGATCACATCCTCATACTGAGAGGTTAATCCGCTGCCGCTGCAATTGTGACACGTCACGCTGGTGGACGCCGAACGGGAGTAATCGGCAAAGGCAAATTGTGCCAGCATCTGCATGCACCATCCGAAATGTCCACCAGCTGCTTTGCGGACATTCTTTGGAGCAGCATCTATCGCATATCGCGCCAGCGCCTGAACTGCGAGCTGTTCATCCGTTTTGCTGATACCAGCCTTTCCGAAGAAAGCGGCCAGACCGAATCGCGCACGGCTGCTGGTGGTACCAATGGCAGCCATTACATCTGTACCGGTAAGGCGATCCGGTGAGGTTCCTTTCACGTCGTCGCTGATGTGCATGCCCTGAGGGCTGAAATGTTTGAGTGATGCCTCGAGTTTCATTATTCGCACTCCCCCACCAAATTAAGAATTACATCCGCACCTTCGTCTTTCAGGTATTCCCCCTTTCCGCTCTCCAGAAACCAGCGGCACACTTCAACTGCTTCGGCGCGGTTCGCTGGTCTGATGGTTGTCAGCAACTCATCCAGATAACGCTCGCGGTCATTCACCGACTCATGTTGATCGGGGCCAAATTCATAACCGATTTCCTTACCTGCGGTCTGCCGCACGCCATAAAGCCAGTCCCAGTAGATAAACTCTCGTACCACATCTGAGAGGGTATGCGGTTCAGGAAGAACGTCACGATAACCGGCTACCCATGAGCGGCGCTGATCATCGATCTCGTTCGAACGGCTGCCGTTAACGCTCTGAGTTTTCTTTTCGGCTGCTGTCCAGCCCCAGTAATAATCGTCGATAAATCTGGTTGAGGATTTGATCACCCGCTCGGCCTCCACATCCTCCATCGCAGTTTCATAGTTGCCGAACGTAGCGCGAACATCTGCGGCCTTTTTGATGTTCTCCCGCGCAGATTCAATAGCGCGTGTCGGGTTATCCATTCCGATGGTCCCGAAAGCAACCTGGAAAGGATCAGCCCCGTTCATAATCAACCAGTCGCGGTAGCGTTTCTCTGCGTCTTTCGGTTTGATGGTCAGCTTCTGCAGGGCTTCCTCGGCTGCGTCCAAATGTGCGGGTTCATTCAGCCGGATCACCTCCAGCACCCAAAGGTAAGCGTCCGTCTGCTTATGACCGGTGATTTTCCGTTGAGCAGGCAGCAGTTTAATGTTCGCCAGAGTGGTGCTGTTCTGTGCTGTCGGGATTGTGAAAAGTGCTTTATGTTTGATGTTATCTGTACGCATTACGCAGCTGCCTTTTTCTTGAAGAAAACCTGCTCACGAACCTGATCACCGTTCATGAGCATGTCGTTGAAATCGCCGTTATCAGGCCACCGTACGCTGACTTTAACGATGTCATTTTTCGCCATGAGATTGGCGTGGGCACACTCGAACGCCGCCGCCTGACCAGTGGCAGAGTGCTTGTCCATGTCAGCAAAAATAACCAGATGTTTTACCCCTGCCGGCGCACGAAATTTCTTCATGAAATTGCTGTTCATCACCGCCCAGGTATTGACGCCGTAAATCTGATAGCAGGACAGCGCCGTCTCGATGCCTTCCGCGATCCCCAGCGTTGAGGAAACGGGAAACATACGGATGGCTACAGAGCGGGCATATTCGAGATAATTTTCTTCCTGCAGGGATTTTTGCCGTTTGGCACTTTCTCCCAGCGGTGCTTTATGCTCTCCCTCCAGTAAGGTGCGGTGGAGATAGCACAGTTCCCCTTTGTCGTCTGTGGCTAGGGCGTACAGAGCATGGTAAACGCGGCCTGCGTGGCGCTGGCTTTCACAGAACTTGATGGCATCGGAGGGTAATTTGTTGATCCCGCGCTGTCGCAAATATCCGGCACCTAGCGTGCTATGCAACGGCAGCAACTTCGCGAATTTACTGATGGTGCGCTGGCGCAACTTCGCCGCAGAGCTGTGGGCAGGGATTTTTTCGCGCTGGTAGTCATTACCAATAAGCTGATCCACCTCGGCACAGAGTGCCGAAAAGGCTTTGTTGGTCTGCGTGGCTGAAAGTAACTTCATGCCGTCACCGCTACCGCATACGCAAATCCATGTACCGGCACCGTCGCGATTGTCTATACGGAACTTACCGCGTGCACTGCATACCGGGCACTCCCCTTTGTAGTGATTTTTCCCGGTTATTGGTGGCAGGCCGTAATATTCAAGAATTTCGGCCCAGCGGCCTTTCGCCGCTTCTGCTGTCTTCACGCTGTTCTTCTCCCCAGCATACTACGAATGTTAGCAACCTGATGTCTGGCGTTGATAATCCGGTTTGTGGCCCCGGCATTGTCGATGGGTTCCTCCGGCTGACTGCCGGTCCTTTCCCGCCCCTTCGCAAATTTGATGAGTTTGTGCTTGATGTAGTTATTTACCTCCGGGGTAATCTCCATCGGAAAATCGCTCAACCCATTGGGCCACTCGTTGAATTTGTCGCGGAATGTATGAGCGCACCACCCGTCACCGATCGGTTTCCCCATTGATGCGCGCTGACGCTGATAAAATTTGATCTGGCTCCACCAGGACTGTTTGTCCGATTTGGTGTAAATCTTTCCGCCCTTTTTGAGTTTTTTGATATTGCGCTGCGTATCGGTTTCCACGTCCTCGCCGATGAGCGGTTTAAAGCCACATTTCGGGCAGACATAGACACCTGCGGGCTTCATGAAGTGACATTCCGGGCATTCCTTCGGGAGCTTTTCCTCCCGTTCCTCAGCCTGACGGATTGCCGCCTCTTTCATTCCGTCACTTTTGGAAGGGAGATCGTTGTACTCAATGGCATCCGGGAACCCGAGGCGATGAACGGTGCCGCTGTGATCGAAGATGAGACAGGCGTCTTTTCCCGGTGCAGTACGAAGCCCGCGCCCCAGAGCTTGCAACCAGCGAATTTCGCTTTTCGTCGGACGGGCATAAATGACGCAGCGAACGTCACTGTCGAAGCCAGCCACCAGCACGCCAACGCTGACAATGATTTTTGTCGCACCGGTCTCAAAGCGGTGGATCATCAGCTGGCGTTCTTCATGCGGCGTTTCAGCAACCATAACTTCGGCGTTAACACCGGCTTTGTTGAACTGCATGGTGACGTAATTGGCGTGGGCCTTATTGACGCAGAACGCCACCGTCGGAAGGTCCCGACCGTTACGCAGCCAGTTATCGACAATATCGCCCACCAGATCAGAGCCACACATAATCTCTGCCAGCTGTGCTTCGTCGTAGTCGCTGCCGTATTCCATTGATGCTTTGGTTTTTACACCCTGCAGATCTGGCTTCGTCGGCGCATAAAACTCAAACTGGCTGAGGTCACCGCGCTGAATCAGCTCACCGATAGTTGTTGGCTTAATCAGGCGCTGATAGTAATTCCCCAGGAACGGTGAAAACGGGGTTCCGGACAGGCCGATTACTTTTGTCTTTGTCTCAGTGGTAAGGCGCTCGATCTCTTTCAGGATGCGGCGTTTACGCAGGTGTGCCTCGTCGATAATCAGCAGGTCGATATCCTGAGGAAATTCGCGGCGGATCAGAGTGTCCGCACTGGCGATCTGGATTTGCAGGGTTGGGTCATAGTTCGGGTGGTCACGCCAGATAAAGCTGATCTGATCTTCAGGAAGCCCGTACTGAGCGAAGCGTTGCGCCGTCTGGTTAATCAGAATGGTGTAAGGGGCGACAAACAGAACGCGCATACCACGGCTTACCAGACCAGCGGCAACAAAAGCAGCCAGTCCAGTTTTTCCGCTGCCGGTCGGCATGTACATCATGAACGACTCGTACGCCTTCCAGTCGCGACGCAACATGTTAAGGGCGCGCTCCTGTGCAAAATTCGGTGTGATAGTCAGCATAATCAACCCCTTTAAGATTCACTCTTCCAGGAAAAACGATTCCCGGGCGTATAACCCTGTAACGCCGTATCACTTTGCTAGTACGACGTCATTTTTAACGTAGGCTTCAGAGATCGGCATCTCCCTAACCTATGGAGTCGCCTGTTGGAAAAGACCTATTCCCATCCCTCTCCGATCTCCCCCCTTACCCCCCTCTTACCTCTCCCTTATTCACGTACTAGCCATCTAGTACATCGGAGTGTGAAAAAGTAAGTGGGTGGTTCCTGCTTCATCTGCAGCTGACGCCTTTAAGTCAGACTGCAACCTGGCACCTTTAAGCCCGGAGTTGTCAGGCGCGCTGTTGCGTTCCTGCCAGTGGCGGCTGGGTCGTAAAGCCCTGAATTGCCCGCCCGTGTGTTTCAACAAACCTGCGAAGCCTCACATTGGCTTCATGCCTTGCCCGATTCTCCCTGCGGTATGAAATCGGCTCAGCGTCAAATGTGATTTCGTAAACCTCTGCATACTTCAGCGCGACTTTCCTCCGTAGTGATGGAGGTAAACGCAGTAACTGCTGCTTGATCCACTCGGCATCCGCCTGGCAAAACTCGGACGGCAAAATGCTGAGTAAATCAGGCTCTGGTTTCATTGCTTCGGCGCTTAGATGGGAACGCTTTATTTTCAAAAGCCGAAACATTCCCCTCTTCAGAAATCACAACAAAGATCTCCCTGCCGGCTCTTAAAGCTTTGCTAATGGCAATTTGTGTCACCCCGAGCGCTACGCCGGCTTTTACTTGGCCATGCTCTTTCACGTATTCCCCAAGAGTTATCTGGTTCATAATTCACCAATCGTTAAATACTACTAAAAGTACTAAAATTGATAGTACTATAGGTATGAGACATTTTCAAACCAAAGGTATTAAAATAAATCAATGACAATCCAAAAACGCCTGACGACAGAACAGCTGAGAGATGCAGAGCGCCTCAAGGCTTTGTATGAGTCTAAAAAGAAACAACTTTCTATTACTCAGCAACATATAGCTGACGAAATGGGCATCACTCAAAGCGCGGTAGGGCATTACTTGAATGGTAGAAATGCCCTCAACGTAAGTTCGGCAATGATGTTTGCGAAAGTGCTTGATGTGCAGATTGGAGATTTCAGTCCTGCACTGGCCAAAGAGGTTGGCCTGATGCACTCCTATGCTGAAAACGTGAATTTTTTAGGTGGCAATGAAAGTTCTACTTCCTATCCCGTTATTAGCTGGGTCAGTGCAGGGTGTTGGGCTGAAGCTCTAGAACCTTATGCCATGAAGGATATAGACGAGTGGATAACTTCTGATGCCCATATCGAAGGGGCTGGCTTCTGGTTGAGAGTTAAGGGTGATTCAATGACGTCACCAGTAGGGATTAGCATTCCAGAGGGCATGGCCATACTTGTTGATACTGGAAAGTCTCCCATCAATGGTAGTTTGGTTGTTGCGAAACTTGAGGATACAAACGAAGCAACGTTCAAAAAATACATTGAGGACGGAGGTCAAAAGTTTTTAAAACCGCTGAATCCATCGTATCCCCTTACCCCAATCAACGGCAACTGCAAGATAATTGGTGTTGTGGTTGAAGCCAAATATCGCTTCATCTAATAAATTAAGCCGGGTGTATCCCGGTTTTTTCAAACTAAATCTCTTTAAATTTCAATAAATAGTACCAAAGGTTATCTAATTCGGCAGTAATTAGTATTGCAAATACTAATACTTGAAGTACTATCATCTCATCGGCAAACAACGGAGCCAATGAGATGAATAAATCCTCCCAACCAAATACAGCCAGCAAAGAATTTAACATTCATGACAAGCTTAGGGCAGCGAGCACTCATTGGAGCTATTGCTTCGCCGCACAACCTTATGAGGATGGTTTTAACTACCAGTTCAGAACAACTTTTGTCGATGGAATGGAGTTCGCTATTTACGAACGTATCGGCAATTATTTTGTTCTGGTTGATTTCTTCAGTTCATACGATGAAGCCTGTGATGATGCTAAAAGTATCATTGATGGCCTTCCTGATATTAAAAAAATGTTCTCCGTAGGTTAAGTTACAAATTAATTAAAACCCCTGAATTTAATTACACCATTACTGGTGGGGACAAACTCACCCTGAGGAAGTGAATATGCAAAAATCACTTAATCCGATCAATAATCCAGTTACATATCCACGTGAATTATTTGTTGATGATAACGGCATGTATATGCCAGGGAAAATAATGAAATGCCAGATGGGTGGGGATTCCATGCAGCCGACCATCAATCCATGCGAGCTAATTGCTTTCGCTGACTGTGGCGGGCAGGTCTCAGTACCAGGAATTTATGTTTTTACCCGTGAGGTTTTTGGTCGTTCATGCGTGTTTGTTAAGCGAATTGAGCCGATGCCAGACGGTACGTTGCTGATAATTTCTGACAATCATCATTACGAAACTTTTACGCTTGATGTAGATGAACAAAGCGATATGCAGGTGTATGGCCGAGTTATTGCGTCAATGACAATGAGGAAGTTCGTATGAGCTTCATCAAAGATAAATCGGCATATAGAGCGGCGTGCCTTTATGCGGCTTGCGGTTACGAGGTGATCGCTCGGCTATATCTAAAAAAAGCTTATGGGAAATGAATTATGAGAAACCCTAAAAATGCTGGAATAGACGAGATTGTTTTAGAGGCACAGAACCTAAATGTTCTTTTAGAAATAGTAACAAGCAACCAAGAAATAAACGAAACACAAAAACACACTCTTTTAGGGATGGCTCTTAATGCTTCGGCAAACATTTTATTCTGGAGTGAAGCAGAGGAACAACGCCGTGAATAACACTACCGAAATCTATCGCCGTCGCATTGCGATTGCAGCGTTACACCGGATGAAGCGAAAAACGGGTGGTTATTGCATCGTGATTAATCATCCGAAAGGGGAAATCCAGACTGTCGATATTAATCAGGATGCAATGCAAAAACTGCTAATGCGTTTTGAAAATAATGCGCGTGCGGAATTCGGTATCGAAGCCAGTGAATTTTTGCGCCAGACGTACATGAACAGTCTGGATATTAACGGGCATACCGAATACCTGACAGAAACAGGAAAAATGATTGTCGACGATCTGCTTGGTGAAATCGTCACATATGCCAGAGCTCAATATAAGGCCGGAGGAACAAAACAATGTCAGCCCAGCAAATGATTATGCACCACGGCATTCGAATCCCTCGACCGGTGTTGAATGTAGATCTGCATGTCTTACCCGAGTTTACCGGCCGCGTTGTGCTTTACATCGAAAACGGCCAGGTGAAATGCGACCGCCAGCTGCTCGACGACGAGCACATTTGCTCGCTGGAGACGTTTATCGAAATGGTGCTTCGAATCGAGGAGGCAGCTGGTGGCACTGACAGCAATACGAATTCCTGAGCGGGTCCACCTGCAGGCGCTGCAGGTCCTGCTGCGATACCGGCGTCGGCGGACATTCCCGCGCCGCATGCGCAGGACCGGCTACCTGAGCCTGAAAGTAAATCAGCGCTGGCGGCTGTTATCTAAAGACGGCGGCCAGAACTGGGAAGTCATGAGTCACGAGCGTTATTCAAAAGAGAAGGATAGAAAATGATGAGCACCAAAAAACTGAAAACAGGTATCGATGCAGCATTTAGCCGCCCTCTCCGCCCGGTGTACATCGTGACGCGTCACGGATACCACAAGCGCTGTCAGAGCCGTAGCACGGCGCTGAATAACCTGGCGCACTACATGACCAACCATGTTTTCCACCTGGTAGGCATGCAGACCCATTACCCGGATACGCCAGTCCACCGCGATGGCGTAATCGTCTACCAGCTCGGCCAGCCAACAGAATGCTACTTATCAGCGCATGCCCGCTGCGTTCGCCGAATTCGTTGCCTGCTGGCCCGTAAGCGTGCAATCCAGCAGTGGCAGGAAAAGCACGACACGCTGACGGATCAGTATCGCGAGCTGATGAAGCAGAAACCGTTTTAAGGAGAGCACAGTGATGAATAAAGAATTCACTCCGGAACCAACGTCAACCGGTATCCGCTGTGGCCGCCGGATCATTGGTTATTCTGCAGCCATTCGGTCTCTGGATAACGGGCGATATGACAGGAATCTACCGAAAGGCCTAGATGTATTGGCATGCATCATGGAGGCAATAGAAAGCGGCTGGACAACCATAGGCATTGAAAAACAAATCATTGTCTGGCGCTGGTTACTCGTAGCCGTCTTCATCGCCGAGGAGCAGGAAAAGAACGGGATCATCGATGTTCCGAATGACGAAGGCGGATTCGACACGGCCGTTATCTATTCTGGCAAGAAAGGTTCGATCAGCGTCTACCCTGCGCCAGAGCGATTCGCACTCGCAAATCACGTCGAGGGTTGCGCCATTGAAAAATATGGGCAGGAAGTTGGTCAGCAGATGGCCTTGCGCATGTATCAAGACATGGTTGTGACTGACGATGAACGCGGATTCAAACTTTCCCCTATGGGTCGGGAAGGTATGGACCTGCTGCACGATAGCTTTATCGAACAAATTCAGACCGAAGGTATGCCTGACATGCCGGTTATGCACTGAGGAACAAAAATGAAAAAAGTAGCGGAACTGGTGATGTTTACCCTTTTCTTTTCCAGCCTTGCGGGGTTGGGATTCACCGCCGGAGCTCTCTGCTTTTTCGGCGTGGCCAAACTGATTGTAAGGACGCTGGCATGAAAATTTACTTCCTTGACTACGGCGCCGTTTCCGCTGTGGCGATCACCAGCACTATTTTCGAGCTTCGTAAGCATAACCGGATAGTCGATACCACGCTCTTTCTGGTTCCTGGAGTGGTTAGTGAACGTCGCGGCACTTTTATTATGAAGACGTTTATTTCGGGGAAAAACCGTGACGCGCTGCGGGCATATAAAACAGTACTGAGAGAGGCAAACCGATGAACAAGGGCAAACAACCCGCCTTTCCGTGCCATCGCAGCGATCACACACCAAGCGGGATGACGTTCCGCCAGCACCTTGTCAGCCTGCTGGCGCCCGTGATGCTGAAAAGTTTCTTCGCACACGACGCCTGGTCTGATTATGACGATGCAGCTCGCTCACTAATGGATTTTGTCGATGCAATTATCGAAGCCGAGCAGAAGGATATTTGAATGCATAAGACGTTTGAAATGTGGGTTCGCCAGCGGTACGGAGACCGCTACAACCTGACGCGGGATTGCCACGGGTTTTACTGCCGGGAAGTAGTGAAGCGGATGTTTGATGTGTGGTGCCACTGTCGTGGCCTGAGCGTAGTGTGAGGTGGATATGGTCGATATTGAAATGATTAACGAAAAAGAGGTGATGAAGATGATCCACGTTTCTTCACGCATGACGATCTGGAAATATACAGAGCATCATAATTTCCCTAAACCGATCCGCACCCACCCCAAACAGTACCTACGGTCTGCGGTGGAGGCATGGATACTGAATGGAGGGGTTAACCCGAAATCTTCCTGA